GGAGATCACCTGAGCGTGCAAATCCGGTTTAAGGACGGGAAGCCGTTACTGGTTGGTGGTCAGGTGGCCGGCAGCCAAACGTGCTGCTGCGAGAATCCGCCGCCGCCGGCGTGCTATTGCCCGGACTCGTGTTCCTACTTTTTTGAGGTCACGTCGCCGACGGCAGTCGCCGTGAAAAGCCGTGCGGTTGATTGCCTTGGCTTTGGCGGGGGGACGAGTATCAAGTTTGCCAATGAATGGTTGTTCCCTGGAATCTCGTATTTGCCGGGCTGGACGACATGCGCCAGGTACACGCAACCATTCTACAACTCAATGGCAAGCGACGGATCTGGGGTTTCGGTTTCGTTTGCTGGAGTATTCTGCAATCCGGACAACGAATACGACTACATCGAGGTGAGTGGTCGAGCGCTGATTTTCTTTGCGTGCTACGACGGATCGGGGGGTTTCACGGGCACGCCCGCGGTAAGCGTCTACTGGCGAGTTCGTGCCGAGCGACGACTAGTTCCGATCGGAGGGTATTACTACCTGACACACTCGATCGCGTTCGCGCAAGCAGGAGGGATGGTCTATCCATCCACATTCTGCCAGTACAACGACAAGCGATCGTGTGGCCCTCCGGCCGGCATTTCAATGCCGCCAAACGGTTTCAAATACATAAACACACCGCTCACGCTTGAGCTTTCAAGGTCGTCTGTTTCCGTTAATGGATCGACGCAGTCGCTTGATCCAGAAGACTTTCAATCGTTCGCGAACTACGGATACGACGCATCTTCGATCTCCGCATTTGTGAGCGAAATCGCTGACGCATTCACTGCCACTTTCCGCATCACCTCGCGGCCGTCGTGCAAACCCACCGGTTGCGCGTGCGGACAAAGCCTCGCTGGCATTTCGCTGCAACTCTACGGCCAGACGTTCATCGTTGGCAACGAGCCTGACCCTGACCGGACTTTGGGCAATGAGGTCTGGAACTATACCGACTCCACAATGAGTCCGGTGATTGAATACACGGTGTGGGACGCATTCTTTCTTGAAGAGCAATACAAGGTTGTGGCTGAGGTTTTCTGTGAAAGCGAGCCGCAGGCCGATGGCAACGTTGGGCCAGCCGGAGAAGATGCTTGGTATCTGATTATCTATAGCGACTGCTTTGAGTGGGAAGGTGGCGTCGTCGTGTCGCAGACACGAGACACCTACGTCGGTGTATACGATTGCTATGAGCACTGCGATAAGTTTCTGCCATCTGGAACGCCGCCCGAAATGTATCTGGTGTCGAGCGTCACCACTCCCGGCCTTGATTCGTGCTCTCCGATGGCAGCCACACCTATCGTCATAGATTTCGTGGAGTGCCCGGAATGAATAGGCCGCCGCCAACCGCCGAGGACCGAGCGAAGGCAATGGCGTTGTTTCGCGAGAAGATGGCTGTGCCAAAGACTGAAGGCCCGCCGCCGGAAATGCCCGGCATCCTCCAGCGCCTCGGCAACTTCGCCACCTCCGCGGTCAAGCACGTCGCTGCCGGGGCCCCCCGCTGCACCGACGAACAGGTGGCCGCCCGCCATGCGATCTGTTCGGGCTGCGAGTATTTCGATGGCAAGGCTTGCACCAAGTGCGGCTGCCCCGTGAGTCGGGAGCGGGCCTATGTCTCCAAACTCTCCTGGGCTGGCGAATCGTGCCCGGTGGGCAAGTGGGGACCAGAAAACAGCGGTTGACACCCGTACACCTATCCGCAAACTGGCTAGTACGGAGATCGCATGGCGAAGCCGGGGCTGCTGGAGGACGTGCTGACGAATCTTCCGCGGCGGACGCGGCAGAGTTTTGCCGACGTGCTGCCGCCGGAGATCCTCAAGGAACTCGAGGAGATCCGGTCGGAGTTTCGCGCTGGCCGGATCAGTGCAACAAAGACCGGGCTGGCAAAAGCCATTGCAAAGACTCTCGCTGACCGCGGCATCAACGCACACTCTTCTACGGTGACCAGATGGCTCGACGCCCGCTAATCGCCGACGTGGTCGACAATCTGCCGCAGCCGTCACCGGCGGCCGAGGCCGAGCATGTGACCAAACGCACCGAGGGAGACAACGTCGAGGCCCGGAGCGTCTCGCGGACGATCCGCACGGTCGACGATTTGCTGCGTCATATCGAGGCTGACCTCGAGCTGTACCAGGTGGCGCAGTCGGAGGCGACCAAGTGGGAGGGAATGTCGGTCAATCGCGAGACCGGTCGACCGGAGGTCACTGAGCTGTTCCGCGTGTTCGTGCGGTTGAAACCGAAGCCCGGCCCCGGGGTCCGCGAGTGCGTTGAGGCGATGATCGCGTCGGCATCGAAGGGCGTGCGTGTCCACGGTTCGCGAACTGCGAACAGGCCTTCTCGCAAAGGGACTTGGGCCGTGCTGGTCGTGGCCGACACTCATTTCGGAAAATACTGCTGGGAGAAGACAACCGGCGAGGCCGACTACGACCTAGACATCGCCGCGAGGCTGGTGGACGAATCCGCTGGCGAACTGCTGGCGATCGCAAGCGGCTATAAGCCCGGCCGTATGACGGTCGGGATGCTTGGAGATCTCTTTCACTACGATTCTCCGGCTGGCACCACCACCTCGGGGACGCCGCTCGAGCGGGACGGCCGGCTGCAGAAGATGATCGAGGTCGGCACCGACTCGCTCATCGGCGTGATCGACGACGCGGCTGGCGTAGGGCCGGCGGACGTTGTCGTGGTCAATGGCAACCACGACGAGACGCTGACGTGGGCTTTCCACCGGCTTCTCGTTGAACGCTATCAAGGCCGCGGCCGCGTTCGCATCGACGAGAAGTTCACGCCGCGGAAGTATCTCCAATCCGGACTCACCCTTCTCGGTTTCGTTCACGGTCATAAGGCAAAGCGCAAGCTCCCGCAGCTCATGGCGATCGAGGCGGCCCAGGCGTGGGCCCGCTGCCCCTACCGAGAGATCCACACCGGCCACCTGCACCACCAATCGGCCGAGTGGTCGCGGCCGATCGAAACCCTTGATGGGGTGCTGGTGCGGGTCGCGCCCAGCCTCGGGCCGGCAGACGATTACCACGCTGTCAACGGCTGGCTGGGGCAGCGTCGGGCGATGGAGTTGTTCATCTACGACGAGGCCGGCGGGCTGGCTGCCATGCACGTTGCCGGCCCCCGGATGGAGGTGCCGGCATGACGAAACCTATGCCCCAAGAAACTGCGGCAGAGGTTTCGTATCGCGAACCGCTCTCTGAGGAATACATCGCGACCGCCCTCCGCGATGCACGTCGATTCATGGGGCAATGGTGTGGCACATCGGGAAATCTCGCGGCACACATCGTGAGAATCCTAAAAGAAAGGGAACGGATGCTGGAAGCAACACGGTCGAGTGGCGTGGCGGATGCGGCGGGTACGGCGGCGGAAGTCTCCGCAGCGTGGGCGAAGTACAAGCAGGACGGACCGGTCGAGAGGGCGGTCTACGGGGCCGACGGCAACGCCGACCACAAGCCGGCCGCCGGCACGACGGCGAAGTTTGGCACGGGTGCCGTCCGATCCGACACGTTTGAGCAGTTTCGCTACGACCTGGTTTCGCCGATCGGGCTCCGCGAGGTTGCCCGCACTTGTGCCGAGGGGGCTGCGAAATATTCGGACTACAACTGGGAACGGGGGATGCCGGTTCACGACTTGCTGAACCATGCGATCGCCCACATTTACCAGTTCCTGTCCGGCGACAGATCAGAGCCGCATCTGCCGCACGCGGCGTGGAACCTTCTGGCCGCCATTCACTCGTCGGAAGTGTGGCCGGACCTCAACGACGGCACGCTCCGCGAGCCCGGCTGTAAGGCACCGAAGCCAACGTGAACAAGCGTACAATGGCAGTAGAGGACCGACGTGGCACAGACGCATGAATGGCTGTTTCGCACTACCGGCCGAGGGCGTGAACCGCTCTCGGCACCGGAGGAGGGCGGCAGCCATGTTCACTACCAACCGACTCGCCGGGCCGGCATCGGCTCGATCACGAGTACGCCCCCGGGCCGACGACCGCTGACGTTCTTCGAGTACCTCGCGATCCGCTCCGGCATGACGCTTGCCGAAGTAACCAAACTCCACGACGAAGGGAAAATCCACTAATGCCTACCTCTCTCACGGTTGCCGGCACGACCCGCCTCGCCTGGTCCCTCTCCGACGCCCAGTCGGTCGCCGACTACTCTGCTTCGGGTGAGGATCGCACCTCGCGTGCGATCAGCAACGGCACGGGCGTGAACCAAGCCAACGTCGCCGCATCGAAGTCGCTCACCGGCACACAAGCCGGGTTCTCGATGTCGACCACCGGGATCACTGGATCGGTCCTCGGCACGCTGCAGACCGCGAACGTGTCGACCGTCCGCGAGCTGCTTGTCCAGGTGCCGACCGGCCCGACCGGCGGGTTTCTGACCGTCACCCATCCGGGGATTTCTGGGGTGCGCGTTGGCGTCGGCGGGCAACTGCACGTCGCCGACTACGCGGGCGGCATTACTGGCGGCACGCTGGCGTTCGCCACTTCGGTGACCGGCACCTACGGCGTCGACGTGACGGCGGTCGGCGTGGGGACATACTCGTGATCTCGGACGCACCGATCGCTGTCGCCGAGGCCGCCCCGGGGGGCGTGCTCACGAAGGTCGACGCCTTCATCAGCGCCGCACGATCGGCGGCTGGCGATGGTCTCACCTGGGCCGAGTTCGGTGAGCTGCTGGTCGCTCTCCTCCACCTAGCGGTCGCGGCCCTAGACGCTGTCACCAGCATGACGGGCGAGGAGAAAAAGGCATCGGCGCTCGACGGAGTTGGCCGGCTATTCGACGCCCTCGCCGACCGCTGCGTGCCGCTGGTTCTCTGGCCGATCTGGGGCCTCGCCCGCGGCCCGGTCCGGCTCCTCGTGCTCGCCCTCGCGTCCGGGGCGGTCGAACAAATCCTGCCACTCGTGAGGCTCGCATGATTCCTACTCTCTTGATCCTCGCAGCGGTGGCAGCCTGGGGCTGGCCGCACCTTCAGCCATTCGCCGCGAAGGCGAAGGCCGCCGCCGCCAAACTCACGCCCCGCCACTACGCCGGCATCGCACTGGTCGCCGCGGCTGTCGCATACGCGATCATGCCGCCGGCGTCCCCCGGCCCCGGGCCGACGCCGTCCCCCGACG